CATAAAAGTCAAGGTGTTGCAGGAGTAGTTACTGAGACTGATGTGTTAGATTCACGCTATGTTGTTAGAATACCTAAAGCAGTATCTGATAAAGCAACATCAGCATTTGCTAATGCGTCTACTCCTAATCCATATGTTGGTGTGTTCTTAAACGATCTTCCATCATCTGATGGAAACACTCCAGACTTGACAAACAAAGGATTTGGTACAGATGTTTTCAATATTATAAATCAAACAAAAGTTCCAGTAGATTTATGGGACGGATATATTGATTATGATGTGTTTGATCTAACTTTGGATTTAGAAGTTGGAGATATTATTAGAGAAGGCGAAACAGGCGCAACAGCAGAAGTAGTTTACTATCAACGTGACGGTGATCAAGTTAGAATTTATGTTAAAAATGTTGCAGGTACATTTACATTTGGTACTCGATATATAACAGGTGTAGCTCCAGCTTCTATGTTTATATACAAGCAAGTTGGTGCTGTTCTAACAAGAATTGGTACTACTGAATCAAGACAACTAGCCGACGACGACATAGGTAAATTAGCAGTATTCCAACATACAGAAAACTTAACAATTCCGCCTACATTAACTTATGCAATTAATAGTGAGACTGATGAAATTGCAGACTATGAAGTAGAATTTATAACAGGTGTTGAATATCAAACTTGGATTGAAGAATTTAAACCAGGCACTTCGAGAGTTTCTCTAGTACCTAGTACAGAAAACAATGACTGGGCAGAAGTAAATAATATTCCAATAAACGTTGGCAGAGATGCAAGTACAGTTGTTAGAGAAGGAGCATTCTTTGTATATAAACACAATAATGAAACTGATCAATATGATTTAGTTAATGGTTATATTTTACCTAACAGAGAAACTAATAGACAATTAGGTAAACAAGTAAAATTAATTAATAACGAAAATTTTTATAAGTTAGCAATTAACAGTAATGAGTCACACGCAAATGACGAAAAGCAAGAAGTAAGTTCTGCAGGTAAAGGAAGAATTTATTTTGTTATTAACGGTCAAGACGAGTTTGGCACATATGATTGGGAACAAGGCCGTAACAAAAACTTTAAAGGAATTTATAGAAATACTTCGGCTTATTATGTTGACCAAATTGTAATTTATCAAGATTCTTTTTACAAAGCATTAACTAATTTAAACAATGAAGAATTTGATAGTTCTAAATGGCAACTAGTTAGTGATCACGCTGATTTTGTTGGATATGTTCCGAATACATCTGGGTTTGTATTCCCTGGAGACGACTCAAGTATAGTTAATTTAAACACTAGTGACTTTGGTACTGTATTTGATATAAGCGAATCAGGAAGTATTTTTGCAACTATTGCAAAATACAGCGACGGAACTAGTAAATTAGTAATTTATCGCCTAAAAGACTCGCATTTTGAATATGTAACAGAATTTACTGCCCCAGCGACCAGTACTGGATTTGGAAATGCTATTGCAGTATCTGATAATGGTAACTTAATTGCAGTTGGAGCATCTTCTACAAATACTGAGCAGTTAAAACAAGGACAAATTTTTGTATATAAAAATGTTAACGGAACATTTACTTTATCCCAAACATTAAACAGTCCTAATAAAGAACTTGCTGAAGGGTTTGGTTCTAGATTAGGATTTGACGGTAATCAGTTAGTAGTCACTGGCACTACTAGTGATATAGTTTTAGATACTACTTTTGATAGGTATCAAAATAAGAAACCTGGATCAACGTATGTTAATGATCCAAGAAGTGCATTGCAGGTTGGAGAAACAGTATTTGACGGTGGCTTTACAACTTATGCAAGAAGAATTGAAGATAGTGGTCTTGTTTTCATATACGAAAATATAAATGACTCATTAATATTTGGTCAACGACTAACATATAATAATTTTGATGTTAAAGATTTTGGTGATAATATTCTTGTTAAAAATGACACTATTATGATAGGATTACCAAACCTTAGTGTTGACGATACACTTTCTGGTAAAGTTGCTGTATATATTAAAGATGCAGATAGTAGTACTTGGAGTGTACTAAGAAGTCCAGTTGATCCTATAACAATGCAGAAATTTAGAGGATCGTTCCTTTATAATACTGTTGAAAACAAAATGTTAACAAGACTTGACATAATTGATCCTTTACAAGGAAAGATTTCAGGAATTGCAGAACAAGAATTGTCTTATAAGACATATTACGATCCTGCAAGTTATAATGTAGGTTTTGCAAATACTAAAGAGAAGTTCATAGCCTGGAATGATCAAAACGTAGGAAAGTTATGGTGGGATTTAAGCACAGTAAAATTCCTAGACTACAGACAAGGTAAAATTACATTTGCACAAAATATCTGGAATACATTAGCAAAAGGTGCTAGTGTAGATGTTTACGAATGGGTTGAATCAAAAATACTTCCAAGTGCTTGGGATAATCAAGCCGATACTAATGAAGGCACTTCTAGAGGATATAGTGGACAGACAAAATACGGTGATAGCAAGTATGTTGAAAAAGACATATATGATAAAATTTCACAAACGTTTAGCAAGCGTTATTATTTCTGGGTTAAAAACAAAAAGATTGTTCCAAGTGTAGAAGGAAGAATACGCAGCGGTTTTGATATTGCAAATATTATTGCAGATCCTTCAGGACAAAAATTAAAATTTGTTAATATACTTGGTAGCGATAGATTTATCCTTTATAACTGTAACAACTTAATTGAAAATAAAGAAACAGCAATCAATTTCCGTTATTGGACTATTGACAATCAAGATAATAATATTCATACAGAATATCAAATTATTACTGATGGGTTAGAAACAAGTCGACCTAAGAGCATAATTGAACAAAAATGGTTTGATAGTTTAGTTGGACAAGATTTATATCATAGACCAGTTCCTGATCCAACACTAAGTGTTAAGCAAAAATACGGTAATTTAAATAGACCTAGACAGAGTTGGTTTGTTAATAGAGTTGAAGCACTAAAAGAAGTTATTGAAAGAGTTAACAGAGTATTAGAATCTCAGCTTGCTATTGATAATCTTAATCTTACAAAATTATCTGAAAAAGATCCAATCCCAACATTATTGTCAGGACAATATGATGAAGCAATCGATACTGAGGCTGAATTAAGACTAGTTGGTACGGTGCGAGCAACGCAAGCACAACTTGAAGCAGTAGTTGTAGACGGTACTGTAACTAAAATTAATATAGTTAATGCAGGTAGAGGATATCGTAATCCTCCTAATATTATAGTTACTGGTACAGGCGAAGATTTAGAGTTACAAGTTGTTTTAAACAACATCGGAGCTATATCTAGCGTTAATATAATTGACGGCGGTACTAACTACCAAGACAACATTACCCTTGCTGTACGACCCTTAACGGCGCTTGTACGTGCTGATTCTACGCTAGGGGGCATATGGTCATTATATGCTTGGGATAGTGTTAATAGAAGTTGGACAGTATCTAAACAACAGTATTATGATGTATCTCAATATTGGGAATACAAAGATTGGTATGCTACAGGATACAGCGAGTTAACATCATTTGATTATTTAATAGACGATTATTATGAATTAAATGTTATTAATGATAGTATTGGCGATATTGTAAAAATATCTAATGTTGGTACCGGTGGTTGGATTCTATTAGAAAAAATTATTAATATTGATACTCCGGATTATACAACAGGGTATAAGACAGTTGCTAGACAAAACGGAACTATTAAATTCTTAGAGAAAACTTATACTTCTGAAGAAGGAAAAACAGAATTACGAAAAATATTAGAAACTATTAGAGATGACTTGTTTGTTGACGAACTAGCAAATGAATACAACCAGTTGTTCTTTGCAAGTTTGCGATATGTATTATCAGAACAAAATTATGCAGATTGGTTATTCAAAACTAGTTTTGTTAAAGCAAAACATAATGTTGGCCAATTAATTGAAAAAACAACATATCAAAATGATAACTTGCCTAGTTTTGAAGAATACACAAACGAAGTTAAACCATATAAAACTAAAATTAGAGAATATTTGTCTGCATATGAAAAAACAGATAATACACAGAGTGTTGTAACAGATTTTGAATTATCACCGTTCTTTAGTGTACAGTTAGGAAAAATAGTATCACCACAAGTACAAATAACCGACGGCGTATTATCGGGCATAAATTTTGACGAAACTGAATATCCGCAAAAGCATTGGATTGATAATTTTACATATGGCATAGATAAAATTATTGTAAAAGATGGCGGAACAGGATACACTGAAGCACCGTCGATAATTATTGCTGGAGGCGGCGGCACTGGCGCTAAAGCTAGAGCATTTATTGGTAGCGGAAGTGTTACGTCGGTTGTTGTTACTGACCCAGGTAGTGGATATACAAGTACTCCAACAGTTACTATTATAGGAACACAAGCAGAAAATAGTAAACTTCCTACTGTTTCGGTAATACTTAAAAATCAAAAAGTTAGAACGTTTAATGTAAAACAAAAATTCGATAGAATTACACCAAATTTTGAATTATTTAATTTACCAGAGTCTGAAACATTTACAAGCACTGGTACTGAATTAAAATTAGGTTTAAAATATCCAATGGATTTAACTAGATCTAATATTAGAGTATTTTTTAATAATGTTGAAGCACTCAGTAGCGAATTTACTTATAATAATGAAGAAGTACTAGTTAGTGATAAATCTTATACAAAAGAAGTTGGATATATTTTATTAAACAGCAGTAAGATTGCAGGAACACTTATTAAAGTAGAATATAATAAAGGTTATGAACTTTTAAATGCTGCAGACAGAATTAGTTTGTTATACAATCCTGAAACAGGGCAGTATGGTAAAGACCTAGGACAGTTAATGGACGGAGTCGACTATGGCGGAGTAGAAGTACGTTCGTTTGAATTTGGGCAAGATGCAGGATTTGATTCACAACCTTGGTATACGTCTGCTTGGGACACTTACGATGAAAACTTTGATGATGAAAGTTTTGTTACTGAAGGATTAACAACTTCATTTACATTAAGTAAACCGTTAGAAGAAGAGGCATTATATAATGTCTACGTAAACACTACACGAGTTGATGATCCAAATTATGATGGTAGTACAAAAACATATCTATCAGATGATGGGTCCACAATACTTGCATTAGGAAATCCTAATGCAATGATGAAAACGCTTACTACTGAAAGCGACGAATATGAAGTAACTACTGATGCAAGCGGATTACCTGTTTATAAAGTTAATATACAAAATGTTGATGACTGGGAAGAATTTTTTGCTTCTGAAGGCACTCCAGCAGTACCGGCAGTACCGGCAGTAGTTGCAGATCCGGAATACAACAATGGTGCAATTATTGATGTTACAGGCGATGGTAGTGATTTCTTCAAACGTGAAGTTACAACCAACGGTGTAAGAATTATGGGTGCTGGCACAGTAGGTGGACAAACAGCGGTTCCAGATGCGTGGTTAGAAAAAGTAGCACGTATGTTTGAATTATTCTTAGATCCAAATGGCGCAAGCATTAACGAAACGTATCAAAGAGCAATGATCCAAACACTAAGTGGTGATACAGGAACTTGGCACGAAGGGTTACCAACACTACAAAGAGTAGCTAGAGGTGCAGGAGCAGATTATACTCCAAACTTCTTAACTGACGCAGGCGTTATTAGTTGGAACCTAACAAACTTGTTTGATACTCACGTTGCTAACGATATGGTTTGGTACTTGAACTCAACTGGCGATGGCTACGGCGATGGTGATATAGACGCACAAGAAGTTATTGAACACGTATTCCACACGCTACATATGCACGGTCTAACAGACGACATAAAACTGTATTCTTATATTAGTGCAGATTGGGCAACTGGTCCTTTATATGCAGCAATGGAAGAAGCATTTGACGGCGGATTTTGGGATCCCACAGGTTATCAAGTAAATCCAGATGATTGGAAAACAGATTCAGAGGCATTTGAAGTAGCAGCAAAAGAGTATTTGTTCTTGCTAAACTTCAGTATGTTTGAATATACAGAATTATGGGATGGCGGCAGTCTTGCTCCTGAGTGGGCAGATAGTGTGCGTACTCAAGCAGGAATTCAAGCAAATAACCCATTAGGTTATGCTTTCCATAACACATATATTGCTCCAGTTATTAGTAAGCCATCACTTGCTACTATTAGAAGCATATTTGGAGACGGCAATACACCAGCACAAGACGACCCAAGTTTGGCAGGTGTGTCAGGATATGTTGTAGACATATTGTCAGCAGGATCACCAGAAATTCCTGCAATACCGGGCGTTGCTTCAGATCCAACTATTACTATTAGAAAATCAACAAGTGACGGTAGTTTCCTACCAAGTGGCGCTGGTTTTGACAGTCTTATTGAAGGTGGTAACTTACAGTATGGTACTGCAACAGGATTAGATGCAGGAGACATTAATATTGATGGTGATGGATTTGTTACTCCAACAACATCAAAAGGACCGGAAGAATTAGTTCCGGGACAATTACACGATACACTGGACTTAAAAGTCTATGACAGAGCAGCAGCTGGCGGCAGCGCAATATCAACTCGAAATTATGTTGCAACAGAATCACAAAAAATATTTGCTCTTGATATTCTACCACATAACATTTACTCACTGTTAGTAAAAGTAAACGGAGCGTTACTTGTTGAAACTGATTATGTAATTGATTATAACTTAAAAATTGTTACTCTTAATACTGGACTAACTTTAGGAGATAGAGTAAACATAATTTCAATGTCAGGAAACGGAGAAAGAATTCTTGATATAGATTACTTCACTGGCGACGGAAATACTAAAATATTTGTAACTAATGTTGTTCATATTGACGGAATACAATCATATATTACAGTAGACGGTGTGTCAGCAAAAGTTGAAGTATTTAAAACAGATAGTACTTACGGTGAGCTTGAAGGATTGGTTGGGATTGAATTTGTTGTTCCACCAGAAGAAAATTCACATATATTTTATGCATTGTATGACACTAATGAAGAAGATATTCAACGTTACAGTGAAGTAACTGTTAATAGATTTGTTGGAGACGGTAGTACAGTAGGGTATCAATTAGATCCAGCACCATTTACGAAGTTGCCATTGAGTCATAATATTATTGTTAAAGTTAATAATACAATATTATACCCAGGTTACACTCAACACTGGTATGTAGTTCCTACTAGAGAATACCCGTTAGATCCTTCGCAGCAAGCTCCGAGTAGTTTAAGTCCAGATGAAGTTGACGTATACTTAAATGGTAACAAATTACTCTTACTTAATGATTATAACTGGGATTTTGCTAATAGTCAAGTAGTACTATTTGATAATGTTGGTGAAACAGGTGATGATCTTGAAATAGTTATACCAAAGAATAGAGACTATCAATTTTCACAAAATACTAGAATAAGTCTTGCAAGCGTTACAGGTACTTTTGAAGTAGGTGAAACTGTAAACGTTGGAACAGGTGATAGTACAGTTTATAGTGCTGTAGTTAAGTCTTATGCAGCTGGAAACTTAGTAATTGTAGGAACACTTACTGGACTAGTTGAAGCAGTTGATGACGATAATACTTTACCAGTTACTGGCGTAACTAGCGGAGCAACATCAGAAACTATACTGGGAGTAGATTTAATTGAAGCCGGCGATAGTTTAGTACTTACACAGGCTCCAAATGATGGCGATACTATTGATGTGTATAAGTTTAGCAGACACGAAATACAAGACATTCAGATGGAAACAAGAACAAATGTAATTCGTAGTACTCTTACTGTTGGCAGCGAAGATTATTATGATGCTCATAGATTAGGTAGAGGTCTTGTTAAACTAAGATCGGCTGCACTTGATACTGCATATGTTTGGGTAAGTTTAAATGGAGAATTGTTAACACCTAATGTAGACTATAAATTAGTAAAATTAGATACATACATACATATTGCTAGAAAATTAGAAACAAATGATGTAGTTCAAGTTATACATTTTGCAGCAACACCGTCAAACGAAAAGTTTGGATTTAGATTGTTTAAAGATATGCTTAACAGAACTCATTATAAGAGATTGAACAAAGATAATGTTTATACACTTGCAGAACCATTAAATATTACTGATAAGACAATAGTACTAGATGATACAACAAATATTACGCAACCTAGTAAAGAACTTAATGTTCCGGGGGTGTTATTTGTAGAAGGTGAACGTATAGAATACTTTACTGTATCTAATAATACATTAGGTCAGTTACATAGAGGAACATTAGGAACCGGACCAAAAGATACATATGAAGCCGGCACTGAATGTATGGATCAAAGTAATTCTGAAACTATACCTTATACCGATCAAATGGTTTCGTTAATTGCATTAGATGACGAGTCAACGCAGGTGGTACTTGATTGGGTACCAACTAAAGGAGTTAACGAATTTGAAATATTTGTTGGTGGACGTAGATTGCGTAAAAATGCAATACCGTCATACCAGTTCCAAGAAGTTGATGCAAGTGGAAACGTAACAACAGGACTTATTGATCAAAATAGCCCAGAAGGAGATACTGTACTACAACCAGAATTTACACTAGCAATAGACGATAATGTTGCTACAGTTAGTCTTGTAGAAACTCCAGCTGAGAATAGCAGGATATTAGTAGTAAGAAAACTTGGAAAAACGTGGCAATTGCCAGGAGAACAACTAAGATATGCAGATAATTCAATTGCGAATTTCATCCGCGGAGCAACAACTGACTTACCTAAATAAATACACTAGCAGGAAGATAAAATGACAGATACTTTTAAAGACTTAAACGGCGTACTACTACAAGGACACATCAAGATTACTGATCCTGAAAGTGGCGAAGTTTTAATAGACAAACGAAATGCTATTCATTATGAGAATATGAGTATAGCACTTGCCGAATCGTTGGCGAACGCAGGACAAGGGCCCATATATAAAATGGCATTTGGTAACGGCGGTACGGCAGTAGATCCAACTGGCATTATTACTTACTTAACTCCAAACTCAACTGGTACAAATGCAAGTCTGTATAATCAAACTTTTGCTAAAGTAGTAGATGATCAAGCAAGTAATAATACAGATCCTGTAAGAAACAAAATTGAAACTAGACACGTAAGTGGTACTAACTATACAGACATTCTTGTTAGTTGTTTGCTAGATTATGGCGAACCTAGTGGACAAGATGCTTTTGATACTACAACAAATACAGAAAATTTATATGTGTTTGACGAATTAGGCTTAATAAGTGCAGGCGCTAGTGGCGCAGATGGTAGGTTACTAACACACGTTATTTTCCATCCTGTGCAAAAGAGTCTTAATAGACTTATCCAGATTGATTACACTGTAAGAGTGCAAAGTTTAACCGGTTTTAACGAGGTGTAATAGATGGCATACGAGATTAGATATTCAGATTTTGTAAACAAGGGTAGTATTGTTATTGAAGACAATACAATTAACCAAGATACTTCCTTAGATTTACCAGGAAGAAATACAACTGCTTACGGTGCTAGTATTGCTGGCAATTTTTTAAAACTATTAGAAAATTTTGCTAATTCAACGCAACCGCTTAATCCAGTAGAAGGTCAGCTGTGGTACGACAATAGCCCAGGAGTTGATCAACTTAAATTATGGGATGGTACAACTTGGGTAGCAGCAGGAGGATTAAAAAAATCAAATCTTCCACCAGAAGCACAAAATAGTATTATTGGAGATCTTTGGGTAGATACAGACAACTCACAACTTTACTTGTTTGCAGGCTCAGGATGGGTGCTAGTAGGTCCAGAATTTGCACAAGGCTTAGCAACTGGTACACGACCAGGAAAAGTTGTTGCCATTGACAATAACGAATACGATGTTGTATATATTGAAGTAAAAGGTGAAATACTTGGCGTAATTGCAAGTGAAGCGTTTACACCAAAATCTTCAATAGAAGGATTTCCAAATGGAGTTAGACCTGGGGTTAATCTATCAGCAAACAATATAGCAGGTGACGGAACACCGCAGTTTAACGGTATTTCAGAAAAATCGTTAAATTTAGTTGTTCCAGGACTATCTGCAGCAAATGATGTGTTAATTACAGCAAGCAATGTTATGCGCAAAGACGCAGAAAACACTACTAATTGGCCTATTAAAGTTAAAAACGCATCAGGTGTTAATATTGGTCTTACAAACGAGCTTAAACTATATGTAGATGGGTTTGCAGGTGTACTACAGCACGATATAAGCGGCTCTAATTTACAAATAAGAATGAATAATGCTGGCACTACAAAGACAGTAATAACTGTTGATAGTACTGAAAAGGTTGGTATTAACAATCCAAGCCCGCAGTATGCATTAGATGTTGACGGAACAATACAAACAGATGAACAAATACGTGTTACTAGCTTAACAGATAGTAGTGGTGTTAGTAGCGGAAGCATTATAACAAGTGGCGGCGCTGGTATTGCTAAAAATTTAAGCGTTGGCGGCATTGCTGATATAGACGGACCCCTAGTTATAGGTAAACCAAATCTTATTAATCCAGATACTGGATCAGTTAATCCTGTATCAGCAGCAATTTTACCGGATTTAAATAATTTAAGAACTATTGGACAGCCTGATAAAGTTTTTAGTGCAGTATACTCTACAGAATTTGTAGGAAGTTTACGAGGAGACGTACAAGGATCAGTATCAGGTAGATCTGGACAATCAGATAGACTGTCATCACCAACTGTATTCCAAATGACTGGAGATGTTTCAGCAAATAATATTAGTTTTGACGGTCAGCAAGGTACAGTTACATTTAATACTGTAATTGATAGTGCATTTATTAATACAGCACCAGCAAATACAGGAGTTGGAGATGCAGCTCAACCAGTTGCATCAGAAGCAACAGATTTATTTTTAATAAGCAAACCTGCTGGATTGTTTCAAATGCCTAGAGATAGAATACTAGGAGGTATTAAAGCAATTGTTCCAGTTGGATCGATTATGCCTTATGCAGGAATAACTGACGATGTTAATATTCCATTGCCTGCAGGGTGGTTAATATGTGACGGATCAAACTATTTAATTAGTTCTTTTGGTTCATTGTTTAGTAGAGTTGGATATAGTTTTAAACCAAAAGGCGATGTTGATACAGAACAAGGAGTAGCAGATCAATATTTTGCTGTTCCAGATATGCGTGGAAGATTTCCACTAGGTAATGACAGTATGGGTAGCAGAGGATCAGCAAATGTTGTAGATAGTGACGCTGCTGATCAACACGGTGGTAAGAGTGGTTTAGAAAGAGTAACACTTGGAATAACTAACTTACCAGAACACGAACACGATATGGTAAACGATAGAGCAGGTGCAGAAGCAGCAGGTTCGCAATTTTATGCAATTAGCCCGACAGCCGCAGTACAAAATTTATCAGCAGATCATACAGTACAAGATGCTGATTTAATTGGTACTAGTACTGGTGCATTATATGCAGGTACAGGCGGAATACTTTCACAGAGTACAGTTGGTCAACCGTTTGATATATTAAATCCGTTTGTAACACTAAACTATCTAATTTATGCAGGAGAAGACAATTAATGGCTTACAAACTTAATAAAACAAACGGAACACTACTAACAGAATTAGTAGACGGACAAATAGACACTACTTCCTGCGATTTAACACTTATAGGTAGAAATTATGTTGGCTTTGGCGAAGCATTTAATGAAAACTTAATAAAATTGCTTGAAAATTTTGCTAGTACTGGCGCTCCGTCTACACCGATTACAGGACAAATTTGGTACGATTCGTCAGAAGCACGACTAAAAGTGTATGATGGCTCTGCATTCAAATCAAATGGTCCTATAGTACAAAACACACAACCTCAAATGGTTGCTGGTGATATTTGGATTAATAACTCAACAAATAAGTTATACTTTTTTGACGGAACAGATTTAGTATTAGTAGGACCTGTATGGGAAAATGCACAAGGACTAAGCGGCTGGGAAGTTGACACAGTTAGAGATAGATCAGCAGTTGATCATACTCTATTAAAAATGTATGTAGGCGGAGTACTAGTAGCATTCGTAAGTAATGATGTGTATACTCCTACATTAGAAGAACAATCAAAATTAGGAATAACAACTGGTATTAGAAAAGGTATTAGTTTTATTGATGAAGATAATTTTAGAATTTATGGTGTTGCTGACGCTGCTGATTCATTAATTACTGACCAAATAGATCCTGACACAGGACTAAGAATTAGAAAAACAGCTGGCCAATTTTTACCATCAGGATCTAATGGAACAACAACAGGATCGTTGTTTATTCAAAATCAGTCAGGTTTAACTATTGGTAACAGTGGACAAACTAGAATGTTTGTTACTGCTGAAGGCACAGTAATACAAAACAATGCCATTAATGATACATTTAGATATAGACTGTTAGGAGATACAGACTATGACGGCATAGTAATAAATCCAGCAAATAGAGGATTTGGTATTAACTTAGGTGCAGGTGATTTACCAACAGCAAATTTAGAAGTTAACGGTGATACAATCATTAGAGGTGACTTAACAGTTCAAGGTAGTAGTATTACAATTGAAACAAGTACTCTTACTGTTGATGATTATAATATTGAACTGGGAGCAGGTGACACTACAATTACATTAGATGTTGCTGTAGCTTCAAATATTGCATCGCAATTGTCTGTTAATGAGATTATTACACAATCTACAACAAATGCAAGTGGATTTTTTAAGAGTATTTCTACAGATAGAACACAGATTGTAATGGAACCAAGAGACGGTAATTTTACAGCTAGTACAAATACAGTAACAGCGGCAAGTGCCGGAGTATTATATCAAGCAGACGGAGCAACTGAAGTTAACATTGGCAGTGTTGCACAACGAACTGATGCAACAGCAGACGGTGCTGGTATAATTGTTAAAGGTCCTGCGTCTACTACAAATTTATACGATAAACACATTAAGTGGATTAACGATACGGTTAACGGAACTAACTGGGAATTTAATGATAATATAAATCTTGTCGATGGTAAAGCATTTAAAATTAATGACATTACAATGATTCAAGAGAATAGTGGCAATACTTTTCACGAGCTAGGTGCTGCAATTGAAGAAGCATCCGGATTAAGAGATATAGGTATTATGGATCGTTTAAGAATTCATAGTAGTATGCTACTTGACGAACTTAGTGGAACGCCGACTATTGCAACATCAGCACCTCTTACAATTGATAGTGCTGGCACTATTACATTTAAAAATAGTTCAAGTGATGTTATGCTTACTGGTGCAGCAACTACTCAATATTACACTGGTAATACAGCTGACGTTGCTAACAAAGACTATGTCGACACACGTATGGAAAGTAAAACTATTGCACTACAGTTAGATGTAACTGATATGCCGCAACCTGGCTTTTCAACACTTGAAGAACAAATTATTGACACAATTACATTTTTACATCCACCGTATGAACTACGAGAAAATACGTTTGCAAGAGTTATTACAACAGCATTGAGAGGGCAAGTATCGGGAATTAACGTACAAGATGCAATACAAGTATCAAGTATTGGTGTTGATTTTAGTGATATTAATACTGTTGATCCGTATGGTGCTGTACCAACTTCTAATGGTAGTAACAATCAACAGATAATAGACTCTATTGGTTTTATTAGCTCGGTAGACGGTACTGTTACTATTAAAGCAGACGATGGTGCTGGAACTCCGGCATCGACTAGAGTAAAACGATTTTATAAAGTTGTAGATGTTGCCGGAACAAATGTTTGGCAATCTTCTGCAATTGGACCTTATGGAGAATCACCGGGTGATAGTATTCCACCAGTAGGATGGACACCGTAACCAAACTGAGGCAAATGCGATAAATACTATATCGTAATAGGGGAAGTTAACTAATGGCTTACACAATATTTAATACTCGCAATAATGAGCTTGCAGTAGTTGAAGATGGTACAATTGATAATACCACAGACTTAAAATTAATAGGTAAAAACTATGCTGGTTATGGCGAAATACAAAATGAAAATTTTGTATATCTTTTAGAAAATTTTGCAGGAGCAAATCAACCACCAAGACCAATTGCAGGTCAGTTGTGGTTTGATACCGGCGATCAAAAATTAAAAGCATATGACGGCAATAATGAAAGCGTTTTTGTTCCCCTTGGAAACGTTCATATTGGAGCTAAACCATCAGGTGCAGCAATTACAGCAGCAAATGTTAACAAAGGCGACTTATGGTGGGACGATGTTACAAATCAGTTGTATGCACATAATGGTGCGTTAGCAGGTGATCCGTTTGTATTAGTTGGTCCATCAGGTGACCAAAGTATAAAAACTATAATTGAAGATGCTACAGTTTACGATAGCTTATTTGCAGGACAAGCAGACCCAACGCCATATCAACACAAAATTTTAAAAGGCTTTATTAATGATGTTGTAGTCTTTACTATGAGTAACGACGAGTTTGACTTAGATGACAGTAATGCTATTAATGGATTTGATAGAATTAAAAAGGGTATTACCTTAGTTAATACTGAAAATGCAAACAATGGTGTAACAACTGGAAATTATGGATTTCACGGTAGTGCATCAAATGCATTACAATTAGGCGGAACACTAGCGGCAGAATTTGTACAACGATCAAATCCAACGTTTATTACACAAGTTGATATTGCTGACAATGATGGTTTATTAATTGGACCAAACGACGAATTTTTATTAAAAGTTAGCTCAAATGAGCCAGTTATTGAATCAACTATTAACGGCGCAGCTATAAATTTAAAAGTAAAAGACAGCGGCGGAAGTACACTTACTCCAGCACAGATTACAGCTACAGGAATACTTCCTAGTGCAGATGCTTCAAGTGGTATATTTAATTTAGGTAGCAGTACTAAAAGATGGAATGAAGTACACTCTGTAAACTTTAAAGGTATAGCAGATAAAGCTGATCAATTATTAAGTAACGGAACTTATAAAAATGCTGATAAAGCAAATACTATAGATACTATTGTAACACGTGACAGCGTAGGCGATATATTTGGTACTAGCTTCCGTGGAACAGCATTATATAACAGTACAAACGCAGCAGACGCTGTTACAGCGCGAGTTACTAAAGCTGATAGTGTACAAGTAGACGGTACTAGCACCTATGTAAACGCTACTACAACAAGCACAGCAGACAAATTAGCACTAAGAGACAGTAGCGGAAACCTATTTGCTAACCAATTTAATGGAGTTGCTACTAGAGCTGCTACAGTTCAAGTTTCAACTGGAGTAAATCAATATGAGTACAGATCAGCTAGTGTAGCAAACGGAATATCTGATGTTCCAGATAGTGTTGCAATTAGAGATGAAAACGGTAGTTTACACGCAAATGAATTTATTGGCTCTATGAACGGAAATTCATCTACAGCTGATAAATGGGCAGCACCAATAACATTAACTTTAGACGGCGATGTAAGCGGTAGTGCATCATTTGATGGATCAACTGGTGTTATATTAACTGTAACTTCGGGTAGCAACAGTATTGCACTTGGAACTGATACAACAGGTAACTATGTACAAAGTATAGCAACAAAAGCTAATCAAAGTGATTACATAAACATTTTTGTTGACGGCACCCAAAATGGCGCAGGCGGAGAATCAAGTAGTGTACAAATAGGCTTAGACGCTGACACTGCAAATAGTGGTAACACTCTTGTTGCACGAGATGAAGATGGTGCATTTGCCGCAGGTAATATTTCAGCAGGCACAGTAGACGGTTCAACAATTACAGCAAGTACTAAACTTGTAGGAAATGTTAACGAAGCAGCCACCGCAAATAATGGTTGGTTTAATAATTTAACTGTTAGCGGTTCGTTTAGTGCATCCACACTTAGTTTGTCAGGTGCATCGGGTACACTAGCAATTGAAAATGGTGGTACAGGTGGCATTACAGCAGCCATAGCAAGAAACAATTTAGATGTTTATGCTAAATCAGAAGTATATACACAAGCACAAGTTGATAGTCAAATTGCATCAGGTGTAGGGGGTGTAAGTACATCTTCAATATCCAATGGTACTAGTAGTGTATCAGTTGCAAATAATGCAGATACAACATTTACACACGCTGGTATAACAATCGGAGCAGTTACAGCTTCAGGCATTGATCTAGAAGACGGATTTGAGTTTGTTGGTACTGCTACAGCCGCTGAATTTGCTGACTTGGCAGAAAAATACTCAACAGCAGAAGAGCTTATATCTGGAACAGTTGTATGTGTAGGTAGTAACGAAGATGCTGAAGTAGAAGCAAGCAGTTTAGGCAGTATAGCAATAGGTGTTGTTTCAACAGATCCTGCATTTAAAATGAATAGTAAAGCTGAAGGTCAATACATTGCGCTTAAAGGTCGTGTTCCGGTACGTATTACAGGAGCAGTACGCAAAGGTCAAGCAGTATATGTACACGATAATGGTTGTGCAAGCACAGCAGTTAACGGCGGAAGTTTAGTTGGTATTGCATTAGAAACTAATAGTGCAGAAGAAGAAAAACTAGTTGAATGTGTTCTTAAAGTATAAGACACAGTAGATAATAAAAAAGGAGCAATAACGCTCCTTTTTTTGTGACTAAATTTTATTTAAGTATTAGTGTAAGTCTACCCAACCAGAGCCTGTGTATACTTGTAATTTTGTATCTGTAGTGTTAAACACCACCATACCAGCCGCCGGTGTTAGTGCATTTCGCACCCCAGTTGTCATATTAGCAAACTTAACAGCAGTACCAAAGTCTGCTACTGAGTTAGATATTGTAGTTACATCAGTATAGTTTGCACCATCTTCTTCTTGTGCTTCATCACCAACAACGCCAGAATACTCAGTAAATTTAAGTGCGCTTGTATCGTTTAGTGTTGTTCTAGCAAAGAATTGAAGTGCAGCCGTTGTACCGTCGCCAATAACCTGTATGCCGTTAAAGAACGAGCCAGCGCCGCCTTTTGTTTCAAACGCTGTAGTTATTTGTAATGGAAACGCATTAGGATCATTAATATCAGATCCAAGTATGTTTGTATATACCGCTCCGTTTAGGTTAGTACCATTATAGTTTGTAATTGAAGTAGGAGTAATAATAGTAGAAGTTGAACTACCACCAGTTCCTATTTGCATTGCTTGATCAATACTAACACTTGCATCAAATTGTACATCTGGAGTGAAAGAAATAGTACTTGAATCTGCACTATCAATTAACGTAGTAAAAATATTTCCTGTATGTACACCTGCTGTGTCACCAGTTACATTACCTGTAAATGTACCGCTAACTACTGAAGCTGGAATGTTACCTGCAACAGCATCTACTAATAGTGTACTATCGTCTGCAAATATGCTACCTGTTACATCACCGTCTAGTGTACCTGTTGCTGTAAGAACACCTGCAAACGTACCAGTATGATCACCTGCTGCATTACCTGTTAAGTTACCTAAAACATCACCAGTTAACCCGCCTGTAATTGTACCTGTTGCGTTTATATCAAATACACTAATAACTGCATCTGCTGGACCTGTATTTGGTGCTAATACTGCACTACCGCCTGAACCTTTAACTTGCCCAATATGATCACCTGTTACATTACCTGCAACATTACCAGTTACGTCACCTGTTAAGTTTCCATTTAATGTGTTAGCAACTGCATCTACAATTGGAGTACTATCGTTGCCAAATACTGAACCTTTGACATCACCTGTGTGATAACCTGTTGTATCGCCAGTTACATCGCCAACTACTGCGCCAGTGTGCGTTCCTGCTGTATCGCCAGTTACACTACCTGTTAAATCGCCTGTAAATGTATTAGCACTAGCATCTACCATTACGGTCGAATTATCTGCAACTACGTCTGCATTAATAGCAACAGCATCTACCTGTCCATCTATTGTAGCACCGTTTGCATAAATGTTACGCCATCTTAAAGAAGCAGTACCTAAGTCGTAAGCAGTGTCAGTTTCAGGAGTTATTCCACTGTCAACTTTTGCACTAATTGTAAGTGTATCAGTATCTGCATCACCGATATCAATATTACCACCTGCAACAATGTTTCCGGTTGCATTAATGTTTCCGGTAATATCAATATTGCCTGTGCCAATAACGTTGTTGCCGTTAAGGTCTAAATTTTGCTGTAAATCTAATGTTGAATTGATTGTATCGGCGGTAATATATGTGCCAAGCACTGCTCCTGCATTGTCTGTTAGTTTCACGCCGCCTGCTGTAGAACCGTCTCCTACATATAGTGCATCGGTGTCTGTAACGTATATTAGTTCGCCTTCTGCGAACATTACACCGCCACCTGCTGTACGTTCAGCATCTGTACCACGTCTGATTTGTAATGCCATTCTAGTTAACTCCTGATAACATATTTATTTGTTATTAGTATTTATCCGATTGAACTGTTTGCTATCTTCTTAGCTTTAGGAATTTTTTTGTTCGTTTGGTAATATCTTGTTTGACTTTATGTGTGTCTAACCTAAAGTCAATATTTTTTATATGATCTTTGTATTGTTCGAATAAATCTTCAAGAGATTTTTCTAACTCTTTTGCAGGATTTTTTTCAGTGTCAATATCGATTTCCCATAGTTTACCGTCAGTAAACTCAACACGGATAGAACGGAGGTACTCAAGTGGTACAACATCTATGTCGACGTCACTGAGTACCTCCGGCCATTGACTGATAACCGAGTCTGGGAGTTTTTTAGGCCGTTTCTTTTGCATTAGATTTAGTCTTCTTCTTTGTCGGGACTAATTCTTCTGCTTGTTCTCTTAGTGCTTTTGCTTCTTTAAATAAAGCATCAGCCTGTGAACGATATTGTGCCGCTAGGTCTTCGTCGGTTAGAACACCTTCTGTCGACGTAATAGCTTCCGAACTGTAAGTTGCTACAGGATCTACTGCAGGTCCTGAGTCTACAGGTTGTATAGTGTTACCACTAGCATCTTTAAGAGCAAGTTCTGAAATTGTAACACCTTTTTGTTCAGCAATAACTTTGTTAAGTTCAGCAAGATTAATTGACGTTTTTGTATCAGGTGTCATTATAATACTACTTGTTGGAACTTTAACCATTTTACCGTACTTTTGCATTCCTTGCAACATATTTAATCCGTCTGGTAATGTATTTCTAAACATTGCTTCGGCAAATTCGTATGCATTTTGTCCAGCATTTGATTCAACTGCTGCCATTAATGAATCGTGTGATGCCGCATCAAGACTTTCGCTTTTTATAATAATACAGTTTTCAGGCTCTCCTGGAACTATTCTATATGCTACTACAACCTTTCGATTAGTCTTAGCGTCTTTTCCTATGTGTTTTAATGCCATAGTTATTCCCCTTTAGGTTCTTCCTTAGGTTCTTGTTGTGCTTGTACTGCACTTAAGAAAGATTCTAGTTTATTGTATGTTTGTCCTACTACAGACATTTCGTTTGCTTTAAACGCTCCACGCGAACTAGCAACATCGATGATCTGCTTGATAGCAGTAAGATCTTGAACAGTAAGTTCAGCCGCCGCAGCCGCCTCTTGAGCCGGTGCTACTTCAGGTGCTACTGTATCAGGTTTGTTTTCTTCAGCCATATTTTTTCTCCTTGTAAAGTATATATGCGTAGTTAATTATTTGTATTTTAAAAGTGGACAAGCAAGCATAAAATATGCTAATTCTTTTCCTTCTTCAAAACCTATCCTAATAGCATTTTCAATTTGACTATTAGTACTGTTGATATTAAGTGTTTTTACTACAAAATATCTGCCTTTTAAATTATGTTTTACCCACTTATTTAACGATTCTTCGATATTATAGGTGTAAGGAATGGTTATAGATTCATAATGAGGAACACATACCTTACTCCTTCTAATATTAAAGAAGTTTAATGCATTAGGTTCTTTTAGTTTAAGCGCCAATTGCATCCTCGTAATGTACAGTAGTTCCAAACGGTGCTTGTGTATTTTTATCGTGGTGTGAATGAATTAAAAATACTGTATCACAGTATGATTCGTCACCCCAACTATCCCAAGGATATCCGTCTGTAAACATAATAAATTTCTTAGGTTGTATATCTTGGTCTTTCATATAAATCCAGTTGGCATCAAAATCAGTTCCGCCTCCACCAACTACTTCATAATCTCTAAGATCTTCACCACCGTTTGCACTAAAGTCTTGTTCGTTATAAACTTTAGTGTCAAAACACCATACTTTAATATTATAGTCTTTGTATTGATCCATAATACCTTGTATTTCACTTAAAAAGTCTTGCGCCTGGACATTACCAATTGAACCTGACATATCAACAGCAACACATATGTCAATAGTTTCGTCAAAGTCCATACCAGGAAGTATAGCACCAGTATGCCAACTTTTGCGATTAGGACGTTGGAATGTAAAATCATTACGTATAGTAGATTGTATTTGCTGTTGTAAGATCTCACGCCAGTTCATTTTAGGCTCTGTGAGTTCTTTAATCATACGTTGTATTTCACCTGGAGTATTGCCTGCACCAGCTGCCTGTGCTGCCTGCATCATACCTTCTTTGATCTCGTCCTTAATTTGTTTTATTTGTTCTTTAGAATACGTAGGTTTCTTTTTACTAACACCATTTCCGTTTGCATCTTTTTCTTCACCAGCATCACCGGTTCCGTCTTCATCGCCTTGACCGTCTAAATGTTCATCCAACATTTCGCCAAGTTGCTCTAAGAACTCTTCACCATTTTGTTTTGCTTGTTCGAACAGTTCGTCATAAATTTCTTCTGAAGTCCATTCTTCGTATTTAAAGTCCTGGTAACAGTCAACAATACTTGGAGTAACACCGATACGATCTCTTACAAGCAAATTATTTACTTTGTAATCTGCCGCAATATTATAGATCATAGGATTACGATCTTCTCTACGTTCTAAGTGATCAAATACACAATGCAAAATTTCGTGTGCAACAACGAACTCAATTTCTTTGTTAGTCATTGCGTTAAAGAATTGAGTATTATAATAAAGGTTGCGTCCGTCTACAGCGGCAGTAGGTAACCAATCATCTGCGGCTAAAATACGTAAACGTGTAGCCATATTGCCAAAAAATGGATGACGCAACAGCAAACCTACACGAGCAACAATAATGCGGTCATATACTTCTACACGCATTTCTTCTAGTTGTTCGGGAGTAATATTAGGATCAGGTTGCCAATTTTTTAGTTTACTTGCAGTATCTTTAGCTGCCATTGCAACATATTCTGGTGTAAAGTCTAACATAATTTGCCTCTCACTTTGTTATTCTATACATATATTATACTACTATTTACTAATAATGTCAAGAAAAATGGGCGATTTTTTACGGGATCGCCCAAACCCAACACACCCATTAAGACTGTTGTGCAGCCTTAATGTACTTGCCAAAACGTTCGTGGAATTCATCAAAGCATTCTACTTCGTCTGGATCAATGGGCAATGCATACTGAGTGAGTGCTACTTTAACACCCATAACAACTAATTCAGTTTCAAAGTTATCCATTGCAAAGCGCAAAAAGTTATTAACTTTATCATCAAACTTCTTATCGTTTGCATCTGACGCTTCTTTTAGTTCGTAGCAGAGTGAAATAGTCAAGGAATACATTGCACTGATTTCTGTCTGTTTCAACTCTTTAACCTTACCTGACAAAATGTCACTTGGGTTAGGCATTGATGCCGCTACTTTACGGTGTGCCATAAACTTTACAGCAAGACCTTCACCAACTGCTCCTGATACAAGATCAGTTGTAGTCTCATTATCGAGGTCATCTTCAATTAATTCACTTACAAACGACCAAGTACGAGGCGTTGCAAATGAACGACTTGGTGACTTTGGATCAAAGTCGTATAAGTCTTTCTTACTAAACTGTAAAAATCCTACTACATCATTGTGTATTTTGTTTTCTACAGCCCAGTCAAACCAGTCATTGAAACTAACTGCTAATTCTAAGTGAATAAAACGATTAGCTAACGGTGCTGGCATTCTGTATGTGACGCCTTTATCTGCGTCACGGTTACCTGCGGCAACAATTGATACATTGTCTGGCAGTTTGTATGTTCCAACTTTACGATTAAGAATAAGTTGATATGCAGCCGCCTGTACAGCAGGTGCCGCAGAATTCATTTCATCTAAGAACAGTACAATATGATCAAATTGTTTTGCAAACTCTTCTGAAGGAAGTTCGCCTGGAGAACCCCATACCATAGTACCGGAGTTGCTGTCAAAATATGGAATACCTTTAATATCTGTAGGTTCCCAAAGTGATAAACGAATATCAATTAAGTGTGAGTTAGGCAAACTATTAGTAATTTGTTCAACTACCTCAGATTTACCAATACCTGGAGGCCCCCAAAGAAAGATTGGACGCTTCTTTTTCATTGCGTGTTTAATTGATGTTTTTGCCTTGTTAGGGCTTACTGTGCGTAGTGCTACATTTTCCATTTCGTATTCCTCAATTGTCATAATCAGTGCTAAGTAATTTCTTACTATGTATATATAATACGCTCAAATGAGTTGAATGTCAAGTGTTTTTTTAATTATTTTGTCTTTTTAATGCTTTTGCCAGTCCATATTTGCGCAAATCTCCGCTAAACAAGTGTAATTCCATTGCTTTCTTTTCACTAGTAACGTGTATTGCTTTGTTAGTAAGATAATATGGACAATCGATAAATTTATCTAAAAATATAACAACCTGAGTAGTCATTGGCATATCTTTAGGATACGGTACTTCGTATGAAGCTAACTCAATTTCAGTTAAGATGTCAAATCCAGTATCAGTTAATCTCAGTCCTCCCTTGTCTCTAGTGTTCTTCCACCACAAGGGCAAATATTCTTTTACTGTAATATCATTTGAAGTTTTACCTAATTGATTAAGAAAGATTTTTGTATATGTTTCTTTCCAGTTCATTCTTCAGTTACTACTTCACCACTAGACATCATATATACTTTAAACTCATCAGTATTGAACATTTCGTTTAATTTTTTTGCTAGATTGTGTGCGTGACCAGGATTTGAAAAAGAAACTTTCTTATATTTTGGTCCAGGATAATTTGTAATAGAGTTACTGCTTTTTAAATTAAATGGTTTGCCATTATAAAATACAGCCCAAATAGCAGTAGCATCTAATACTTGTTCTGCTCTATAAGTCTTTTTATCTATGTATTCTAGTAATACAGTGGGTTTAGGCCTGCTCATATGCGTATACTCCTTAAATTATATACGCATATATTTATCTCTTTTTTGAGTTATCTACGTAGTTTACTTCCAGTTGCTTCCGCCGTCGAGACGTACTTCAATATCGCCTCCGCTACTGTTGTCCTTTACGTATCTTTCAAGGTCGCCTTCAAGACGTGCCATTACAATGCCCAGTGTGTATGCTAAGTTCTTAGCTTGCGGCAATGTAAGTTTTACTTCTCTAGCATTACTAGCATCAGCGTTTTTAACTTGCATAATAAATTGCTGTATGCTAGAGGTATTTAAAGGTTCATTTTGCATTTGCTTTACTCAATGCTGTACGCATTTCTAAATCATTTTTAAATGGACCTTCTGTATCATAACGTTCTACAGTAATTAGTTTAGGACAGAAACTTTTAACCCATCCTTTATCAAAGTGAATAATGTAATAACCTGCACAATATAAACTTTTACTTTTAGAACTTTTTGTAAATAATGGTAATTTACGTTTTACATCTAACATTGTATTGTAAGGGATTGTGCTTGTCGGAAACCCGTGTACATCTTTATCAGCCTTAACAGTCTTTTCATTTTGTAAAGTAATATCGTTAATTAATACATTATCACCAAACGTATTTTTTAACGCTTTTTTACTATCAAAATACGTTGTACCTTCAACTCCACTAAACATAAAACGGTTTTCGTCTGCTAATGATATTGTACCAATTCGTACACCGTCATCTTCTAAAATCCAAAATTTATCTTTAAGAATAGTTTTTGTTTTTATACTCATTTAGGATACCTCGCTTGTAATGGTTCTGCAAAAGTAGCCGCCTGATCTGCAATACGTTGCATATCCCATTTAGCACAGAACTTCATAAGTCTCATACCAACTTGTGATATTTCTTTAGGTTCTACTTCTGCAATAGTATTATTAATTATTTCTCTAATATCATCAGGTTGTGCAGTCAAATCACATAGTGTAACATTACGTGTATAATCATCTAGTACACGGTGCTCGTCGCCTTCGTGATCAGTCCAACGTTGTAACATCATATTATTCCAGTTGTAACCTTTTGTACCTTTATCTTCATATGCTTCAATAAGGCCAACTTTGTTCTTAGTACCTTTTTTACGTACACCTGGATATGCACTAAACACATTGTCGCTAGTGTCGCCACGCATACACTTCTCAAACAACATAAAGTCAGGTTCGGGTGCAGGCTTAGGCTCTTTAGTCTTTTTGTCAATTACACGATCGCCTTTGTCTGTAAAGTAACCTTCGTGTGTAATTGTAGTATTACTAACACCGTTGTACTGTTTACAGTTAGGTGCAATAAGTTGTGCAAAGTCTCCGTCTGTACTAATAATAATATGATTATCATTAGGATGTGATTGTACCCAACCTGCAATAAGATCGTCTGCTTCTAACACAGAATTCTGTATAACGGTGCAATTAGTTTTTGTATCAATAAAGTTTTTAAACTCATCAAATATTTCAAAGAATACTTTATCTTCTTCTGCTTGTACAGGAGTCATTGCATCGCGTGTTTCTTTACGATTGCGTTTGTACGGTTCGTAAAAGTCCTTACGCCAACTACGTCCTTCTAAACAAAATACAACGTGGTCCGCATCAAAGTCTTGCCAAGCCTTCTTAACACTATTAAGTGTAATATGTAATGCCATACCAACCTTAGTGTCAATGTCGCCACGTACTACGTGCCTTGCACGAAAGAAAGTATTAAGTGTATCTACTAATACATAAGTTGTCATATTACGAACACCCCGATATACATAATGAGAACAAGTCGCCATTCTGTACGAATGCAACAAGTAATGTAATGCCTAATAATTCTATCATAGTTTTGCCTTTGTGTTAATTATAATACTATTATAACACCAGATCTGGCTGTTGTCAAGTATTAAGATACTTCACTCTTTCCTTTATCGATGGGTACGACATTAACATATCCCATACCTCGATCGGCATCTTGTCCGTCTTCCTGAAGCATTTGCGTTACAATAGTTTTAAACCACTGATCGACAATCTCTTCGTTTGATTCACCACTATAACCTGCATCAAGTAATTGTTCAATAAACTCGTTATTCCAATCAAGTTCAAAAAACCCATTTTTAATATTATCTGCATTTACTTGAGTGTCTAATACAGCAACCCAAGGTTTGTTGTCTTTAGTTGCTTGTGCTTTTTCTTTATCAAGTGCTTCTCGACGTTCTTCTTCCGGAGTTAGTTTACTAACTCTTTTACGTTCTTTTTGTAGGGCTTCTTTTTCTTTCTCAAGTTTATCAAGTCCTGTTAGTTTTTTTATAAATTGTTTCATAGTCCTGCCTCCCTTGCACGTTTCTCTAAATTGCCACCATCATTAATAGGTGCTTTCATAGCTCGTTCGTGTTGTTCGTTTTTATAATTCATATTTGGATCAAGTACCCCAGGCATTTCCGAATAAGGAAATGTGGAGTCTTGGCGTGAATCGCCATCCTTTTTCCATACACGCTTCAGCAACGTCTTTAACGTTGAGGGCGTATTCTTCACTACGTCCGCCCAACGGCATAAGATATACCGGACACTGTACCCCGGCACCTCTGTAAGCGTCCACAGCTCTTTCAACTTCTTCAAAGTCATCTTGAGTAGCGACAACAAACTTGAGATAAAGTTCACTATCAGAAACCCTAGTATACTCACGAGCAATATCAGGCTTAATAGCAGTCTCCCAAGGTTCTCCGCTAACACTAAGTTTTGGGGAACAACTCCAAGTGATCGTAAGTCTGTCGCTATTGTTGAGATAGTCGTAGAGCTCGTTGTGTAAAGGTTGTGTAGTGTTTGTTTCAAATGTAACATTTTTTAGGTCTCTCATACGTGGATGTTCAAATAATTCTACGTACAATCGTTGCCACGCCAACAATGGTTCGCCACCCGTTAGTATCAAATGAACGTCTTGTCCATTATCTTGTATCCACTTACCATTAGGTGTAAGTGATAGCAAATGTTCAACTACTTCGTCAACTTCTGCTTGTTTGTTAAAATGTTTAAACTCGGGATATATACTTGCGTATGTATCGCAGCCTGTATGAATAATAGGCAAGTCTTCAAATTTTTCAGTTGTTTCGTGTACCTTTGCATCGATTAAATCTTTAACTTCTGCATTGTATCTCTGTCCTTCTGCGTGTAACTCTGTACGATTCTTTTTAGTATCAACACCAAAGTTCATACAACGAAAGTTACAACCGAAGGTGCGTAGGAATACACTAGGTACTCCTACAAACTTGCCTTCGCCTTGTACGCTATAAAACGCTTCTGAATATCTAAGTTTCATACTCTACTTCCCACAAGCAAATTCTTGTTGGAGTTTAATATTATCCATAAACTCTTTCTTTGTACCTGCGTCATCCTTAAACGCACCTTTTAGTACAGTTGTTTGTGTAAGACTACTGTGTGCCTTAACACCTCTGTTCTCA